TCAGGCTATTGATATATGGTGCTCAAACTCCTGTCCGAGCGGATCGACAATGGTCAATTTGAGCTGCTCATATGGCAGTTCTCCCTTGGCTTTCACATCCAACTGGATCTCTTTATCCGCGTCATAAAAGACCTTGATTTTCAGGCTAGCCTGCTCAGCTTTCTGCCAGTTATGAGTGACTCCGTCATCATGGTATAAAAGGTGTTCAGCACAACTGCGCAGATATACGAGACACTCTAATGAACTGAGATCTTGCGCTTCAACATGATTGGCAGAATCGGCCAAAGGCAATATTGAATCCGGACGCAGAAAGAGCGCCATTTCGGCCAAATCCAGAGGCAGATAATGGTGTCCTTGCGGCATGACGTTTAAATCAAATTCATCATGCTGTTTGACCTTCCACAACAACATGCTTTCTGGCAAGTAAACATAACGGCCGGAGGCATTCGGTTCGAGTACTGGCGCACACATTAAAGTGCGCCCGATCAGCAGCTGATCTTCGACATTTTGCGCTGCCGGATCTGCGTATTCCAGCGGCAAAGGCCAGAATAGATTCTCGTTCTTTTGTGCAGCCTGCATAAACTCAGAGTAGAGATGAGGGATCAACCGATATCGCAGCTTAATATGCTGCCGCATAATAGTGAGCGCCCGATCACCAAAGGCGTAAGGCTCTTGGCGGCGTGTTCCCAAACCGGAATGGTTACGTAGCAGAGGAGTAAAGACCGCAAATTGTACCCAGCGACACATGAGTTCTCTTGTTGCATTGCCGGCAAAGCCACCGACATCTGCCCCACTATAGAGGTAGCCACACATGTTTACGCCCGGCATCATGGCGACATTGAGCTTTAAGTGCTCCCACCAGCTATGGTTATCACCCAGCCAGATCCCCCCGTAACGATGCCCGCCGATAGCTGATGCCCGCGAGAACATTAAAAAACGTTTGTCAGGATCAAGCAGCGCAAAACCTTCGGCAGCAGCCTGAGTCATTTTCTGGCCATAGAGGTTATGGACCTGTTCATGATTTATTCGGCTGCCATCTTCTATTTGATGCCAGATCGCCTGATAGTCTTCACGACGATTAGAGAGATTATCAAATGCACCTTTGAGTTCGAAAAATTCATGCACGCCGATGTTTTTACCTTTGCATTTTTCGGCATGCTCAATGGCCTGCTGCAATCCTTGCGGCGAATAAAACAGCGCCGGTTCATTCATATCGTTCCAGAATCCGTCAATGCCCTGATCGGTAAGAAACTGATATTGCTTTCCCCACCACTGACGTACTTCCGGTTGGAAAAAATCAGGAAAAGCACACAAACCCGGCCACACCGCAGCCTGAAACTCTTCTCCAGTTTCCGTTTTGCAGAAATAGCCCTTTTTGTGCCCTTCCTGGTAAACACTGTAGTTCTCAGCCACTTTTACCCCGGCATCGATGATCGGGATCAGGCGAATGCCTTGCTGCTTAAGTTCAGCCACCCAGTGGGAAAAATCCGGAAAACGATTCTGATCTATGGTGAAGTCTTTAAACTCCTCCATATAATCAATATCGAGATAAACCGTGTCACAGGGAATATCAAAATGGTGAAAATTTCTCACCACCTCATTAACCGCATTTTTATCATAGTATGACCAGCGACACTGCTGGTAACCAAACGCCCAGCGCGGCGGAATATAAGGCTGACCAATTAAACTGCGAAAATCACGCACCTGCTGCTTGGCACTAGGGTCCGTAAATTCAAAAATTCGTACATTATGTGCAGGTATATGAATATAGAGCTGGTTGGGATCAGAAAAACCGAGATCCAGCGTCATCTCGCTGGGAAAATCAACAAACAGCGCAAAGTTGTTTTCGCCTTTTATCACCAGAAAAGGATGTGCACCATACAACGAGGTTTTATCCGGCAAGTGGCGAAACTCATCGTTGCACCAGGTTTTAAACAGCTGGCCACGCTTGTTCAGCTTGCCCATGTTTTGTCCCAGCCCATAAATGGCATCACCTTCTGCCATCGTATAACGAATATGGACACCATGAGCATCTTCTGTGATGGCAGCATACTGGCAGGGCACAGCTATTCCAGTCTTAGGTTGAAAGCCAGAGCTGGGTTCTTGTCTAATTTCTCGTTCATATTGGGGCTTGGCAATAATCGCGCCCGTTGCGAAAGGTTGCCCAAAAACAAAAGCAGTAATCGATGAGCTAAATTGTTGTATTGAGAATGGCATTTAATCCTCACTGAATCATCCATAAAACAGAAGGCGGCCAATATACTGCAAGGAAAAAACGCTTAAAAGATCTTAATTTCAATACTTTACTTATGCTAGCGGCATCACAAAACGTACAGATTAAAACGCATCCAAGTCACAGAATGCGGTAATTACACTGGTTTAAAATGACCATTTACACTTGGCTTGATTGCCACTGTTCCTCAGCGTTTCATTACTTCATTGACTTTACTTATGACAAAACCAATAGCGCAATGTCGCTGGCTTTCTTTTATGATCAGCCTTCTCGTTGTTATAGAATGTGCCAGGTAAGCTGGGGATATAGCTTATTTATTTTTGTTTATCAATAAGGTTGAACTGTGCTGAAACAATTCGTATTCATAGCCGCTGGCATATTCAGCACAACTGTAAATGCAGCATCGTATTTACCACTATTTAATGACATTGGTTTTACCGACGATATAGAGCAAATTGCATCACGTCCGAATGCATATGAGTGTTCCGATTTATACAATGCCAAAGCGTATTGCTTAGATAGACCGTCTTATTATGGAATAGACGATCTTACATTAGTGGTTTATAGCCAATTGACTTCTACTGCTATCGAAATCGGGAGAACCAAGCCATTATCCACAATAAAAAATGTTGAATTGAAAGCTCCACTCACCTTAATTAACTACAATTCACTTCTTGCTAGTTTGCGTCGTGATGGTTATGTTTTTAGCTATCTGGAGGTAAATGGACAACATTTAGATGTCTTGGCTGGATTGCAAACCTTAGATCGCCAAACTCTAGATGATCAGATGTTTATGCTTGCCAATAGCGCCAGCTATAATGCACAGCGTAAGTATTTAATGATGGATAAGGCTACCTTCTCGCGTGCTTATCAAAAGGGTTACCGTAATATAAAACAATGGCGCAACATAGGTGAGGAGGGAAATCCAGAAAGTGAGGAAGATAAGCTTGCTACGTTCACGGTTGTTGATGACACCATCACTATATTATTTGAATATCCGTTTATGAAGCCAGGAAAACAATAGAATTTACATGACATCTCATATAGAAAATAGCATCAATCATGAACGAAAAGCCCTCATAGAGGGGTTTTAAAACAAGCCTAACACATTGTTTTAAGTAATAAAAATCAAACCATCGACCACATTGTGACCGTTATCGAAAAGCCGCTTACTATAAGCGGCTTCACTTGCCTTTCATTTCCATCTACATACAATTACCGCATTGTCTGCCACTTTCGGTGCTGCTATGTCCACCTACAAAGCCATGTGCCCACTATGCCACGGTACCAAAACGGTTATACGAACCAGTAAGCGGATCACGCCTCGTTACCAACTTTTATATTGTGACTGTCTTAATGAAGACTGCCTCACTCGCTTTACCGTGGATTCAACCACCGGGCACATTATTCATACCTTAAATAAAAATACCCCACCACAAAAGCAGAACGACCAACTATCGCTCGAGCTCCCCCTCTAATTTTTCTCTCGCCTGCTCAAAAATATCAGCATCCATCTCAATACCAATAAATTCCCTATCCAATACCTGGCATGCCTTCCCAGTCGAACCACTCCCCATAAAACAATCCAGCACTACATCCCCCTCACGGCTACTCGCCTTAATAATATGCTCAAGCAAGGCGGCGGGTTTTTCACAAGGGTGTTTACCAGGGTAATACTGCACCGAACCGAATGACCACACATCCGTAAAAGGAACGGCTTTCGTCACGGTAAAAGGCCGTCTAAGTCGTTGGTACTCAGCCTTCAAATCATCGTACTGACAAACCAGCACCTGATAATCACTGTTTAATCCCTCAAGTCGAACACGCAGCGCATCATGACTTTCTGGCAAACTGGCTTTTTCATAACGGGCGAACAAAGCCTGTAATTGTTCATACTGCACTTTGGAGGGCAGCTTCCATTGCGACGTACTGAACCAATGGGACGACATTTGCGTACCCGTCGCTTCATTAATCGCTTTGGCAGGAATAGCAAGTCGCTCTTTCGCCTCTTTGAAATAACCAATCAAGGGTGAAAACACTTGCTGCTTGAGGTTTTGGCATTTCTGATGATACGTTGACGCCCCCTTCGCAAACCCCTCAGCACCATAGTGACTACACATAATAATACGCTCAGTCGCGGGGAAGAATGCACGTAAACTTTCTTTGTTCGCTTTATTCCACGGTCCACTCGGCTTGGCCCAGATAATATGATTGAGCACATCAAAGCGTTGTTTGAGTAAGATTTCAGTTTCAGCCGATAAGCGAGAACTGCAAAACAGGTACAAGGTGCCCGACGGTTTCAATACCCGCCATAATTGGGCGGCTACACTATCAAGCCAAGACAAGAACGCCTCGACATTCGGCCACTGATTATCCCAGGCATCACGTTTGATTTGGTAATACGGCGGATCGGTGACAATCAGATCAATACTGTTGTCAGGCAGTGTCTTCAGGATGATTAAACAATCATCCTGATGTAGAGTGAGGGGGTTTAGATTCATTACTGTTTATTCCAGCATTGACGCTCGGGGCGTTCTGGTCAGTAATATACTTACAACGTGGGCACTTTATTTTGATGTGCCCGTATTCCATATAACAGAGCTTCTTTGAGCATCGAGGGCAAAGAACAGGTCGCATGGCAACTCTCGATATACTGTGTAAAACGCCAGTATATCAAGCATTACCCCAAATAAAACACGCGCCTTATTCACCCACCATGCTGGGTTGCTCAAACTCAATACGCAGATTAGCCGGTAAGATAAGATTGATCCCCGTAATGAGCTTTTGCATCGGCCTAACTTCATTCTCATAATACATGGCGCTGTACTGCAATGGATTGCCCAGACTCGCGCCTTCTGGTGGCAATATCCCCCCCAATCCCGCAGGGTAACGGTGGGATACGATCACCTCTTGCGACGACACTTTCTTGATACCTTCGTATTCATCCTTGGTACCCGCATTACCCACAGGGATAAGTTGCACACCTTTTTCTTGCCCGTTAGGGATATTAATCAACATGGATGAAAAATTACCAACACCTCTCGATTGCTTCAATGCCTCAGCTAGCTCATCTTCCGATGCAGGTGTCATATTGGGATCGGTCATATACAGGATAAACCCCATGTGCATGCCGTTTTTGTAATAGCGACGGCGAAAGCGGGTCGCATCTTGCGACAATAACGCCGACTCAACACCGGATAAATAATCCGGTAACCCATAGATATTCTGGCGGGGGTCATACAGGCGTATTTGACAAATTTCATCCGGCTTATACCAGGTACGGGTATCATCGGCATTCAATCGCACAAAGCGGTTATTTTTACCGCGGCGCGTATATTGCGCCATAACATGACCCAGACGTAACGGTTGACCAAACACATTCCTAAAGACTTGTACGTAGGCATGCCCGAACGTCACCAAGTCCTTACACACGCACATCATGTCAGCAAACGATAACGTGTCGGTTTCCACAAAATCCTTTGACAGGATACGAGTTCGCGCTTCAACAATGGCCCCGTGGTACGAGTTGATCATGAGCATGTCAGACAACACCCCTGGCTCTATGGGCGGGGTATAAAAGCCTTCATACTCATCAAATTCCACATCGCTGCACGCAATGGGGTTATCGAGCTCCACGCGATCGATGCCCCCGAACGTAATGACCGCCGAATCCTTATCGACAGAAGTGTCCACTGCAGGGGAATTAACCGGCTTTCGGTTAACGTATCGTTTTTTTGCCATTATAAATTTACTCGTATGATAGAGGTACGTTGCACACTGGCATTGAGCTCTTCACAGGCCACCGCGTGCGCTATCGCAAAGAAATCATCCGCATGTCCGGTCTCCTCCGTCCGCTCCGCGGCAAAGGTCATGGTACCGTGACCGGTCTGTTTACGTTTGATGGCCATAAAAGACGGCGCAATCGTTGCAAAGTTAGCCGTCCACTTCAGGCGGCTGGTACTGATTAAGTCCATGACCTTGAGCACCAGTTTCTGTTTACTTTGTTGTGTATAGTTAATCAGCATCACATTGGGGTAAAACGCCTTGATCATCTCTCCGACACCGCTACCAATCCCGCTGCAGTCAACCCCGATATGTCGCACGTTATAACGCGCCGTCAACGCTTGTACTTGTTCAGCCTGCCATGACCAGTGAAACCCTCGCCACTCAAATTCTTCGATAACCCGAAACGGCCCACCTTTCTTTTTCGGCATGGCCAGCACATAACATTTCGCCAAGTCCCCGATACGGGCCGGGTCATAACCAATAGCCACCTCCTCATCCCCCAATGGGCGAGCCAGTGACAAATCCACATCCGGCCAGGTATCTTCCCGAATACACCGGGTTAACGCATTCAGTGTAAAGATACTGTCCGCTTCATCCATGAACTCTGCATCGTAGAGATAAGCAAAGGAGTCTGCATTGCAGCGCTCTCTTAGGTCATCAATATCAATATCGGGGTTGCCACCATCGATGGCATCTTGCAAGGTGATGACATAACGCCATCGCTTATCAGGGCAAAGCTGGGGATGCTTACGCAACGTATCTTTGGAGGGGAACGGCACATCGGCCCTGTCCATGTTGCCTTTTTTCCAATACGCACCCGACCACACCCGATAGGCTCCGTGTTGGCGGGTAGACGGGGTGGAAATCACCGTGATACGGCGGTCTTTCAGGGTACTCATTGCCCCAGCGGTTTCGTATATCCCCTCGAACTTGCCTATCCAACAGGCTTCATCGATGTACAAATCAGAGCTGTACGATTGGGCGGTATTACGGTTGGTGCCGATGAACCGAAACTCCGCCCCATTGGGCAGGCGTATCGGGTTGCCTTTTAATTCAATATCAAAGTATTTAAGCGCAAGCTGGGTAATGTACGAGCGAAACACTTCCGCCTGGGCGCGAGAGGCTGATAAGAACGTCTGGTTACGCCCGGTCTCCATGGCGACATACAGTGCTTCACCCGCCGCCTCAAACGTTAAACCCACTTGGCGGGACTTAATCGTCCAGCGCTCTTTTTGATGGCGCGCTTTAAATAACACTTTCTGGTAGTAATAAAGACCGTCTATCCACTGCTGCCAGCGCGGATCGTCAACGGCAGGAATATCATTCTTGCGTTTTCTTTTTTTCTTTTTATCACCACCAGATGATGCGTGATGTTCACTCACGTCACCCGAGGCCAATGCCGCCTCTTGCACCCGCAAGCTCAACTCGCGCTCTTTCAGTCGCATGTTGGCATCTTGCAGCTTGATAAGGTTAGCGACCAAGCGGTCTATCTCATCGAGCTCACACCGTTTTTTAAAATCGCGGTTAGTCAGTTGCGCCAAGCGGCATTCAAGCTGTTTTTCAGCCCCAAAGGCGGACAGTAAGTCATTCCAGCCTTCTTTGTTTATCCAGTTGTAAACCGTCCTAACGCTATTGATATCGAGCTTTTGCACGATTTCTTTAGGCGTCATGCCGGCAAGATACAGATCTTTGACCTGCTCTTTTATGTCATCTGAATAACAGCTGCTTCTACTTGTTTTCATTCGCGCAGTCTATCAACTCCCCCCACTATCCCGTGCTGAAAAAAGTTGTAAACAGGGGGGTATCACAACTCTCACCAGTACCCATTTTCCTGCCCGCGTTTTATTGTCACGCCATCACATAAGAGGAATACGTGTTATGCCATTACAGAGTGGGTTTCTTAACGTCGGGACCAGCGGTAAAACCGTGGACGGACGCACCATTGAGGTGTCATGGCTGGAAGAGGCCGCTGAAACATACGATCCCGACTTGTATACCGCCGTTATCGACCTTAATCACTGGGATCCACGCTGGGCAGGCACGTTTGGCAAAGTGCTTGCCATCAAGATGGGCAAGAACAAGCTGGGTGAGCCCACATTATTAGCCAACCTTGAGCCCAATGAAGCGCTGATTGCCATGAGCAAAAAAGAGATGCTATTTAGCTCCGTGTCACTGTTGCCTGATTTCAGAGAAACCGGCAAGCACTACCTTGAAGGGCTTGCAGTCACCCCTAAACCCGCTTCGGTGGGTACAACCCAGCTTAAGTTCGCCAGCAAAGCAGGCAATGACAACGCGATCTCAACGGACTTTATCCCCATAGAATTGAGTTTCACCGATAACATGGACGTGCCGCCGGACGATGACAAATTATTTAGCCGCTTCCTCAAGCGCATGTTTACCCATGATGACAGTGTTACCCCTCATGAACAGGACACCACTATGAGCACCGCAGCATTAGAAAAGCGCTTCGACGCCCTCGAAGAGAAAATAACGACCTTTTTTGCCAAGCAGGATAAAACACACCCTGACACGCCCACCGCTGACACCTTGGCGGAGGCTGAAAAAGTGCTAAAAGCCAATGGTTATTCACTGACCAAAGAGCCTAGCAAGGAAGAGTTAAGTGCCGCGCAAGCCTTACTCAAAGCCAAAGGGTTTGCGGTTGAAAAAGAAGCCAGCAAAGAAGAGATTGCCGCTGCGCAAGCCTTGCTTAAGACAAAAGGCTTTGCCGTGTCAGAGCCCACAACGACGGACAAGCCGAAGGATGATGCCGTGAGTACGGGCAAAGAAACCACCATTACCCGTGAAGAATTTGCCGTGCTTCAGGAAAAGTTTGCAGATGCCAAAGTGACCGAGTTCAACTTCACGGCCAACAACGACAATGCAGGTAGCCAAGGGGACGACGAGTTCCTATAACACAGGCCATCACTCACTATCATTTATCAATTTTAAGAGGTCACCATGGCACAATCCGCTTTCTGCGACACCGCCACCACCAAACGCATTGGCGACATGCTTGCACGCACCCGAAAAGCTTACAGCACCACCCGTGATGGGGTGTTCTTCTCCATTGATGCGCCCAAAGAAACCAAACTCAAAACAGCCATCATGGAGTCCAATGATTTTCTAAAAAAAATCAACACGTTCGATGTGCAGCAAATCAAAGGGCAAGCCGTTACCGTTGGCAGTGACACCCTCTCGACAGGCCGTGATAAAGAACGCTTCAAAGGGATCACCCCGAACATTGACGGCTACGAATACGAGCTGGCTGTCACGGACAGCGTGGTGTACATCACCTGGGCGCGGTTAGCCGAATGGGCCAACTCAGGCGGTCAAAAAGAGTTCGAGAAAAAACTCATGGCCTATGTCACCACCCAAGTAGGCAATGACATGCTCCGCATCGGCTGGAACGGCACCCACAGTGCCATCATTACCGACCCAAAAGCATACCCGAACGGGGAAGATGTGAATGAGGGCTGGCATGCCCGCGCTAAACGCCTTGCACCTGGACAAATTGTCGGGGCCACTCCCGGGGATGCCGATATTTATTTCGACCCGGACGGTACCCGTGACCCAACCACAGGCGAGGCATTGTTTGATTACAACACCCTAGATGCCATGGCGTCGGATTTGATCAACAACGTGCTACATCCTGCCTTTCGTGAAGCCTCAGATTTAGTGGTACTGGTCGGACGCGATCTCATTGCTGCGGCCCAGTACCGCCTATTCAGTGAAGCGGACAAACCGAGCGAGCACAATGCCGCCCAAAAACTGGATAAATCCATCGCAGGACGCCCTGCTTACGTGGTGCCATATTTCCCTGGCTCACGCATGGTGGTGACATCACTGAAGAACCTGTCTATTTACACCCAAAAGGGCACCCGCAAGCGCAAGGTGAAAGACAATGACGACTTAGGCCGTCTGGAATCCTTTTACTGGCGCTTTGAGGGCTACATGATAGAAGAAGTCACCAAGTACGCTGCCTTTGATGAAAACAGCGTCATTATTGGCGTACGCCCTGAGGTACCCGATGGTCCGGTTATCACGACCCCATTAACCGATATCACCGTGGTGATTGGAACCGATGCCGTATTCACCATTACTGCCGATAACACCGACCGTTACATCTGGACAGTGGGTGGCACAGTGCAAAGTGAAGTAAGTGACACACTGACCGTGGACACTACCGCACAGGGCGTCGGCAGCTTTGCCGTGACGGTTGAATGCATCGGGGATGGCGGCAGCGAAGCCAGCAGCGCCACCTTGAACATTAACGTTGCCGCATAAGGATCAAACCATGGTATCGCCACTACAGCGCCGACGTCAGCGCATTAAAGCGACGGTTGAGGCCACTCGCGCCATACAGGCTCACGCTGACGACACAGGCAGTGGCGACCTCATAAAGAGCGATTCACCACAACCGGGTGAATGGTCTGTGGTGCGTGCTGCGATAAAAAAAGACAAAGCAGCACTAAAAGGCATTAAACCCCTCAGCGACAAACTGGCCTACAAGGCGCGCATCTTGCCCCAGTACGACGACTATTTAGCGCGCAGCGATGCACCTGATGACATCACCATGCAGCTCATGGTGTGGCTGTTTGATTGCGGCAACTTACAGCGTGCTATGCCTATCGCGCTCAAGGGCGTGGCAAGTGGGGCCGCTATGCCGGAAGGATTTAAAGGGGATGTACCGACCTTCATTGCCGATGTGGTACTGGCCTGGTCAGAAGCACAGTTTCGGATAGGTCACAGCCCCGAGCCGTATTTTAGTGAGACGCTGGATAAGCTCATCAATGACTGGCACCTGTTTGAAGTGATAACCGCCAAGTATTACAAACTGGCGGGCTTAATGGCCCTGGGTAAATACAAGGCCAACATCAAACACGTTAGCGAGCCCGACGCCCTGAAATCGGCGCGGAGCCTATTTGAAAAAGCCGAACAGCAGTACTTAAAAATCGGGGTCGGCACCCGTATCGAACAAATCACATTACGTCTGGAAAAGATTGCACAATCGGTGCCGGACAACTAAGTAAAACGACTCTAGCAGCACCGTGGCCAGGTATAAAACGGCTATCGCCAAGGGGCATACTTGGCTGTTTTTTATCACTCATGGCCACACTCATTTAAAAGGCACGATATGTACCAGTACCGGATAACACCAGAAACCAGCACGCACACCGATACCATCACTAACGATGGGGGATTCTGGCCCGATATTGTGATGGCTAATTTTGTCAAAGAAGCCCGTATCCCGCCGCAATATGATGACGGGCAACAATATAGCGCCCTCATCAGAGCCATGGCCACCGCCAATATCGAACTCGCGAGCTGGACCGCCCGTCAGATTGAGCAAGGTAAAACCAGCTCCGACAAGGCAGGTCAAATTATCAATGGTGAGGGCGTAGCCACCGCTTTGTACAAAGATGCCGTCTATAACCGCGCGAAAGCCAATTTGCTGACGCACTTTGCCACCCTGAACCGCAAGGACGAGGCAGAAGCGCTCGCCAAAGAAAGCCAAGAGACCTATGACCGGTTGATCACTGAATACCAAAAATCCATTCGAACCATTCAGGACACTATTACCGTGTCAGTGAGGCTATTGTGATGGGAAGTCAAGTTTATGATTCTTACCTGCAAGCGCTGGGCGATCACATTGTGATCTGGCTGGAGCGCAAAGTGGGTGCCTCGGTAAAAGAGCAGTTTAGTGCCTATATCGAGGACGGGGAAATTGTACCGTCATTTAAAAATATGGGTGATGGTGTTATTGCGTGCTACTTCAAGTACAAGGCCTCCTTCAGCATCGAGGGGATTCAATACGGGCTGATCAACCAGAACGCCCTGATAGCCCGCATTATCGCCTGGCTTAGCGAGCACGACACCACTCGAGCCCGATTCAAACTCGGCAACCCCGTCATAGAGATAGATGCGTATGACAGCAGTGCCATGGCTGACATTGATATCGAGGTGCATTTTGTGGATGTGATCAGCATGCGGGAAGTGACCTCGGGCCTGGGGGATGTGGAGTACAACGGCAAGCAATGGGACATCGAGCCGTATGTCATTCATACCGCCGAGGAAGGCGAGGTAAAACCGAATGACATCCACGCTTAGCCTGACGCTACCCAAAGCTGACATAACCCGCGCGTTTAACACGTTAAAAATGTGCCGGTTAACGAACAAGCGGCGCAAGCAGATACTAAAACGAGTGGGCCGTGCGGTACACAAAAAAGCCCAGCTCAATATTCGACACCAAAAGACCGTCAATGGCCAACCGTTCGCCAAAAGGCAAAGCAAGAAAAAGCGTAAAAAAATGCTCATGAAGTTGGGCCGAACGCTAAGCGAAACATCATCGGTTAACCACGTCGATGTTGGGTATAAAAATGCACTCGTGGGTCAGACCGCCTATCGTCAGCAACACGGCACACCGGAGCGATTCACCGCAAGACGCTTTAAAAAGTCGCGACGAAAAACCGATCCGCCCCCTGGCACAAAAGCCAGTCGTCAGCAAGCGAGAGCATTAAGGAAGGTCGGTTACACCGTCCCTAAAAAGCGCGGCAAGGGCGAGAAAACGCCCAGTATAGGGTGGATAACCAGCCACATAGACGGGGCCCAGGCAGGCGTGATGATCCGGTATTTACGCAATAAGCAAACAAAATCGAGCTGGGCAATACAAGGCCCTCCAAGACCGTACTTAGGTTTGAGTGAGGCAGAAGGCCAGCAACTCTTAGCGGATGAAATCTTAAAAGTCATGAATAGGTAGCACTATGTTAGGAACCGTTACAGTCAACAATTTAAACGCCTACCAAAACAGCGTCGGCGAGGTTGAACGCCGATTCTTGTTTGTTGGGAAAATTGAAAAAGCGGACTTGCAAAAAAAAGTCACACCTTTAAATGCCAATACCGATTTGGTGGCACTGTTTGGGGAAGATGATACACCCAGCACCACCAACCTGATTGTCACTGCAGCGCAGCTGAACGCAGGAGCCAACTGGGAAGCGGCCTTTGTGGGATTGCCAGCAAAAGATTTCACGTGGCAAGCAGCACTGGATTTAGCCAACACCACCAACAACTATGAAGCGATAGTGGTGTGCGATCCCATCACCACAAAAAAAGATCTTGAAGATGCATCCGCTAAAATGGCCAGCGTGCAAGCTAAAGACGCCCGCTACATGTTCGCCATGCTGTGTGCGCCAGCCATTGACTCAGAAGCCAGTACAGGGCAATCGTGGGCAGATTACATCGCGGCGAGCGGCGCACTGGTCAGCGATTTTGTCAGCGAACGCGTAATGTGTATTCCGCTCCTCTTTGGAAATGACGTGGGTGTTTTGGCGGGCCGCCTGTGTAAGCGCAGTGTCACCGTCGCGGATTCACCGATGCGCACCAAGACCGGTGTGCTGTTAGGGCTGGGAGAAGCCTCGCTGGACATGGACGGAGAGGCCATGCCGGAGACCATTTTTTCTTCCCTTGATGCATTGAAACTCAGCGTGCCACAAACCTACCCTGGGGAGGCGGGTTTCTACTGGGCCGACGGTAACGTGTTCGACCTCGATACAGGTGATTACAAGGTTATCGAAAACTTACGGGTCGTGCTCAAGGCGTGCCGCCGCGTGTACAAGGTGGCTATTCCCACCATTGCTGATCGAGCATTGAACAGCTCACCGTCAAGCATAGCTCGAAACAAACAATTGTACATGAAGCCACTGCGCGAGATGGCCACACCGGTGCGCATCAATGCCGTGCCGTTCCCTGGGGAAATTTATCCACCGGGTGATAGCGCCATTGAGATCAACTGGCAGTCATGGACGAAAACCATTATCACCATCACCCTTCACCCTTACAACAGCCAAAAATCCATTGTGATTGGTGTCGGGCTGGATGTAAGTCAACACAAATAACATTAACCGGAGGGCAATTCGATGCCACAACTTTCAGGTTTAGAGGTCGACATCAGCTTTGACGGCGTCGATATCACGGTTCAAAAAATCAATCTCACGGTCACCGATAACTCAAAGGCGGCCACCTCACGCGGGATGCCCGATGGCACACTGCGCGGCAGTATCGAGGCATCGGGTAGCATTGAGCTTGATACGTACAATTTCAAATTACTGTCAGAAGAAGCTGACCGTGCGGGGTCATGGCGGGGAATGAAACCCTTTGATCTCATCTTTTTCGCCGATGCAGCCACCGATATAAAAATTGAATCATTTGGCAACAAGCTAAAAATATCTGACTTGATTGATGTCGATCCGAACAGTGAGGAAGCACTGGTGCACAAACTGGATTTTGATGTTACCGGGCGCGATTTTATCCGTATCAATGGCACGCCTATCTTGATGGCCAAAGAGATAGAGCACCTATCGTCTGATTAAGGGGGCTTACTATGCTGCAAAATTTCACTCACAAGATAAGCGAAAGTGGCCCTTTACTTTATATGTTTTTGTTGGCGTGTGTAGCAAGCCTATTGCGAACCGATGAATACAGCATCAAGTCGGTATTTGGCGGCATCATCACCGCAGGCTTTGTCGCGTACACCGTGAACTTATGCCTCATTGATTACCCGCTAGCAGAAAATACCCGCGTCGTTATCGTCGGGTGCTGTGCGTACTTGAACCGGTATCTATTAGATTCACTCAATAAAGTGGGTGCCAACATTGCCAACAACCCCAAGCAGGCGCTGGATAACTTGCGCTCGTTGTGGAAGAAGTAACCCAGGGAGAATACCATGATCAATGCACAACAATTTCGTGACTACATCGTCATCCCGACCCTCAAACGCATTAACCTGCACAGCGACGCTGCAGTGCAGTTAATCATAGGTACGTTCTGGCAAGAGTCTGACGGCGTGACCTTCATCAAGCAGCTAGGCAATGGCCCTGCATGTGGGGGCGCCCAATGCGAACCGGCAACACACCATGATATCTATGACAACTATCTCGCGTACAAACCCGACCTAGAGGCACAGGTACGTGCACAGGCCAATGCTTATGAGCACACAGAACGCTATCCCGACGATTCGCTGATTAACAATCTCGCCTATCAAGTGGCAGTGTGCCGTGTGCATTACTTACGCGTACCCGCACCACTGCCTCATGCCAACGATATTACCGCGATAGGTGAATATTGGAAAAAATACTATAACACCCCATTAGGCAAAGGCACTGTTAACGAATTCATCCATCACTTCCCCTCTGAAATAGTATGAATATTTGGGGCAAAGGATTCATCTTATTAGGCATTATTTCATCGCTTGTCTTTGTGGGCGCTCAAATATACGACGCAGGCTATCAATCTGCATCATTACACTATGAGAAAGCAATAAACGAACAACGTAATGAATTAAAAAAACAACAACAAGCACTTGAAAATACGGTTTATGGCGTCGAAAAAGAAGCGGTTAAACAGATTGATGACGTGCAAACAATTTATGTCCCCGTTGAAAAAGAGATCATTAAATATGTGTCTACATCGCCCCCTAGCCGTTGTGATAATAATTTTAGTGAATGGGTGCGCCTCCACAACGCTGCCGCCACCCCCTATTCAGATAAGGCCGCCAGCGGTATTGATGACACCACCGCCGAAAACACTGGCACAAATTGACAGTAAACAATTTGCGCACAACAGGCAATGCAACGATATACGGTTAGCCCTGCCGACCATTAGTCGAAATTACAAAACCTATTACCGGGTAGCCCAGCAATTAATTGGACTACAAGATTACATTCAGCAATTAAGCATCACCAATAAGGAATGAACACCATGAAAATCGAATTGGCCGACGCAGCAATAACAGATAATCAAACCCCCTCAGCAATTGATATTTTAAAGTCCATGCAGGGCACCAAAACTATCACGGTTCCACTCATCTTAAATGGCCAAAAAGTCCACGATGGCCTGGTGTTTAATGTGGGTGTACTGGAGTACAACAACTTCCTCAATGAAAGCCAAAACCAGAAAATCAGCATGACGGCCTCCGCGGCCAACTTTCTAAAGCGCAGCGTAGCCAAAGACGATGCCACTGTGCTCGCCGAAGCAATCAAAGTACCCGGGTTATTGGATTTTTTCATGGGGGCTATCGTGCCTAAGGTGCAACCTGACATCGCTGAATCCTTGGACTAGTCACCGCCCTGGCAAAAGCGTTAGGTAAAAACCGGCTCAGTCAGCTATTGGCACTGCGACAGCACTACTTACCGGGCGAGCCGGACACCATTGAAAGCTGGGCCAGGGCGCAATGGTTGGATGACCACCACGCTGACATGATGGCGTTGGCGGTCAATAAAGGGATCAACATGTGTTTTAAAAAGTAGGTCTGCCATGAGTGATGCACTGTATGACGAAATTGTAAAAAACGGACTGGGGCTCAATAGCCCCACTATTGACATCATGGACGGTGGCATTGGGACGCTCAATGATGCCAGCCATGCAGTGGATTCTCTACCGATTGCCGAACCACCTGCCACCGTGGGCGTACCGCAGTCGCTCGTTGATGACACGAATGCGGCGATTAATGGTGCATCGGCATCAATGACAGGCACGCGAACGCACATGCAGAATAAGGTGGACAATGTCTTTTCAGACATTGTGTCCGCCAGTACTGCTAACCGCATCGAGGATGCATTGGGCTGTGATTACGTCGCCAACTTAACGGGCTCGATCATGGGTGACGCAGATGCATTCATTGACGGGATCTCAAGCAACGCGCAATCACAAATAGACGCTATCAGCGACTACTTATCAGGTAAAACAGACATTGACGGCTTAACCGCTGCCTTGGAAGCGGCCAACGGGGCCTATAAGGGGTTCGAAGACAGCTTAAACGCCCTCATCGATCGCGAGGCCGCGCTCATGAAAACACTTCAAAACAAAATTACGTCGTCAAGCCTAACCAAAAGTGTGGCCTTGCTGTGGAACGACCCTTGCGCACAAGCAATCTTAGACAATACCTTGTCGGATGATGTGAAGGATATCCTTAACCATGGCGAGTAACCGGCTCAATTATTCCGTCTGGCTATCCGATAAAACCCAGAAAGGCTTTAATTCTGTTAAGAAAAGCTTTTCGGGTATGCAGAGCATGGCCCAAAAGAGTCAGGCAAGCTGGCAAACGGTAGGCACCGGTGGCGCGGGTCTTTGGGGGGTTGCAGCATCGGTTAACGCCATGACAGCACCCGCGCGTGAAATGAACAGCGCACGCGGTGAACTTGCATCCTTACTCGGCGATAATGCAGGTTCAACGCTTGATCTTGTCCAGAATCAAGCCATGGCTTTTTCCGAGGACTACGGCAAAAGTGCCAGTGAGTTTGTGTCAGCATCCTATGATATCCAGAGCGCCATTGATGGCCTAAGTCCTGATAACCTAGCCTCATTCACTACCGCCTCTGCAGTACTGGCTACCGCAACCAAAGCTGACACTGCTACTATCACCAACTACATGGGTACGATGTATGGCATTTTTAAACGCAACGTCAATGCCATGGGTAAATCACAATGGATTGAACAATTAGCAGGGCAAACCGCTACTGCAGTACAGATGTTTAAGACTACGGGGGATGCGATGAACGAAGCCTTTGCTGGCTTAGGTTCACGCGCAGCGAATCAGAACATCAGCGCTGGTGAGCAATTCGCGGTGTTAGGCACCCTACAAAGTACCATGAGAGGTGGCACAGCCGGTACCGCCTATGCGGGCTTTCTTGATGCCCTACCTAACGCAGAAAAAACGCTCAACCTTTCTCTTTCTGGTGCGAACGGTAAAGCACTCGGAATGATAGATATCATTGATAAGCTCAAAGCGAAACTCGGGGATGACTTAGGTGTACAGCAACTCGGCTGGCTAAACAAAGCCTTTGGTACTAATGCTGCTGGCATGATCCAGAATCTATGGACTCAGACAGATACCCTCAAAAGTAGTATTGAATCGCTTAATAATGTCAGTGGAATGGATAAAGCAATCACGATGGCAAAAGCCATTGCCGATCCCTACGAACAACTTGCCCAAGCAGGTAACAATATTCGTGTTGTCTTTGGGCAAGCCTTCAGCCAGAGCATCCAACCTATGATCGCCTACATGATAGGTGGCGCGCAGACTTTGCGCACCTGGATAACTCTATTTCCCAACATTACCAAATTGGTAGGTTATCTCACTCTCGGCATTCTGGCTCTCACTGCGGGCATGGCCACCATGGCTATTATCACAGGCACAACCACACTCGCCTGGACTGGCTTAACCGCAATCTGGTTTGTCGCCAAATTTTTGACCGGTGGATTATGGTCAGGCATTGCAATGCTAGCCAAGGGGTTATGGAAACTTGTCCCCGCCGTTTGGAGCGTGGGGTCAGCATTTGTAGCCACCTTTGGCTGGATACCGATCGCTATTATTGCCGTTATCGCTGCCGTAGTGGCTCTTTGGTATTGCTGGGACCAACTCACCGCACTTATTGCCAATGCCGATTGGTTTAAAGCGGTATCAAGTGCTTTTGATTCATTCATCGACAAATTAAAAACTGTGCGCCAATGGGCCTCATCCATATGGACTGATATGTCGAGCTGGTTTGGTGATGACAGCAAAATAACCATCGACCAACAAGTCGAAGCACTCAACCAACACGCACCCGTCAGCCGGGCAACGAGCGTCGCCAACAGCGGACCATTACCGCAGCAATTTACGCAGTCAATCAGTAATAAAAACAGCACGCAAACACAGCATATAGGACAAGTTAATTTCAATACAAGCAACGCACCGACACCGCAACTACTCAATGAATATATAGGAATGAGCGCGCCATAATGAGTAATTCAATTTATCGAGACCTTTATATCGTTGATGGCGACATTGTATTAGATGCAGGTAAAAATCCGGTGATATGTACTGATCGCATTGTCATTGCTCAAGATATAAAACATGCCATTTTAGACAGCGGCTTAGCCGTCGAGTTGGTCGCAGAACGCAGTCCAACAGAAATTAACGACGTCGAATATAAGATAGTCCTACTGTGTGAAAATGACCTACGCGTTATACCAGGCACAGCCCGCATAAAGATACTCGATGAAAAGCGCTTACTGACGGCTAAAACCTATGATTTTGGAGAGCTTGAGACATGGCTATAAGCGATAACCCACAAAAAGACTTTAAACAAGTGTTAGAAAACGCAGGCATTCCCACTACCGAGGATGCAGTATTAACCGAGTTTAATCAGGAAGTCGAAGATCAAGGTTCAACCATTAATAACGATTCTAGTTTCTCGCCTTTCTGGCGGCTTATCGAAGCCATGATCGTCAAACCGTATTTCTGGTTACTGTCAGTGTTATTGAAAACAGTTTTCCCTCAATCCTTTGTCTATACCGCGACCGGCTATTTTCTGGATATGTGGCTATGGTCAGTTGACCTCACCCGAAAATTAGCCAGTAAAACACAAGGAAACGTTATTTTTGAACGTGAACCGACCGCGCCAGAAATAATATTACCAGCGGGTTTTACGATCAGTACAGAACGTATTAACGGCGTTATCTATCAGCTAATCATCAAAGCCGAAACCACATTACCGGCAGGTGTTGAAACCATGAGCGTTGAATGTGAGGCCCAACAAACTGGCAGTGATTACAATCTGGCTGGCGGTTATTACCAAATTCCACAAACGCCACTACCAGGCCTCATCCGCGTGTATAACCCTAATGATTGGTTAACAACACCTGGCGCAGATAAAGAACTCGATATCGATGCTCGCGAACGATACCGCGCACAATATCAGGCGGTTTCAGGCTGGTTCATTGATGATAAATACAAATTAATCATGTCAGAATTTGGTAATGTTAAAACAGATCAAATCTATATAGAACACGGTGCCCCGCGCGGCCCTGGCAGCGCTAACGCCTACATATTGCTAGACAGTGGCGTGCCGTCCGAACCCTTTTTAGATGCCATCAACACTGCAGTACGTGACAATGGCTATCACGGCTTAGGCGACAATATGCTCGCGCTGTCCCTGCCCGAAAAAAATATTGATATCACCTTTAAGGTATTGCCTGCAGCCAACCTAAAAGACAGCGACAAAGCGGCGTTATTATCAAATATTAAACAATTCATTCGGTGTTCATTCCGCGAGAACCAGGCGTATAGCCATATCACGTTAACGTGGCCACAAGCTTTATACAGCTTTTCGACACTGAATCAGGAAGTGCGAAACGAGTTTAAAAGCATCGAGAGTTTATATACACCTAACTTGGACTTTTTAACCGGCTTAGAAATCGCCCGCATTAATACCCTGACAATTACCGAACAACCGAGGGTATAGCATGCATAAAATCACCCTACCTTTTTGGATGAACAAAGGGGAACTAAAAAAACTCATTGATACAGGTCAACGCTTTTGGGAAAAAGTCGAAGCCTGGTTACGCATCCCGCTAATACAGTTCGACCTTATGACGTGCGATCTCATTATTGTTGATTACATTGCGTGGCAACGAAAAATTGAACGCCTCGAAGGTGAAAACGAAACCATATACAGAAAACGTATTGATTTCGCTTATGTCAACGCACAAGACGCTGGAATGACGCGAGGTATTTACAATATTTTCGGACGCCTAGGCATTACCATAATGGATATTAAGGAACGCCAATTAGGTCGAGATTGGGACATAATTACTCTAGAGCTAGATGACCAAACACTATCTGACAATAAAAAACTGATTAACTTATTAATCAAAACTTACGGTGCCACATGCCGCCGATATGAATACAACATTTCAACTTATTTAGAACAGAAGACATTTCACGGTGACATGGCTTGGACACATAAAACCCAGTGCGCAGGCTTTTTAAAAACAGTCACCAATATAGAAATTAAACCAGCATCCATTGATTTGATAATAGGCGAAACATTGCAGCTATTAACCACGGTAACCTATTCAAATGGTAAAACAAATAGCGCGGTAACATGGAAAAGCAGCGATAAAAGCATAGCCACAGTGACAGATTACGGGCTGGTAAAAGCCATTAAAAATGGTGATATAACAATAACAGCTACATCAATACATGATGACACGAAATCAAATACCGCTATCGGCTCAATTATGCCACCGCCTGATATGAAAATAATCATAGGCCGCACCAGTACAGTACCAACTTATTATATTGGTTATTCAACACGGTACTCTATTGGTAAGGTTTTACCCGCAACAGATAACTATAAAATAACAAATGATCATAAAGGCGATGCCAATGCCGTTTATCTAAAAGCATTTAGCAGCATGGATGGAGTTTCATACTCGTTTTCGTTTGGTTGCGATCAAGAGCAAAAATGGTTATCAGCAAAAGACATTACGATAACGCTATACGATAAAAATGATAAAACACAAGCAACTGTAGAGGCAAGTTGGCGTAATGATTTGGATCGTTATATAGGAATGACCCCATCAGGAAAATTAGTTGATTGGATAAACAATCATTACGAAATTGAAGCCTATGTATTTATAACCCCTTCATATTAAATAATTACATGGATAGAAAACTATGAGCCAAAACATTTTAACTAATGCGTTATCAACTTATAAAGCCCAGTGTGAGGCTGAAAATAAGCCCTTAGTATTGGACAAGTTTGTTTTTGCCTATGTACCAGGACAAGATCCAAATACGCCTATAGACCCTGACGAAACATTACCCCCCAACGAACAAATACAAGGCATATTTGATGTGTCACAAAAGGGATTTATTAACCCTGACGCCGTGGTCTATTCCATTATCTTAGGTACTGACATTGGTACATGGCCGTTTAACTGGATTGGCCTCATCAACAGTGAAACAAATTTAGTTGGCGCTATCATCCACACCGTTGACCAAACTAAAGAGTCATCTGAACCACTTTCAGGGATTGAGGGCGATACACTAACGCGCAATATCATTACGACGTATACCAACGCCACAGACCTAACACAAATTGTAGTGAGTGCAGACGTTTGGCAGCTTGATTTTAATAACCGCCTCATGGCAATGGATGATCGAGTCAGACAAAACAACTTAGCTAATTATGGTGACGCCGCATTCATTAAGAATGGCTGGAGAGTAGTTAATATCGCAGGCGAGACAATCGCAACGGTTACACCTGGCATTAGTTATGTTGGCGGCTTAAATTGTACCAACCCAACAACGCAAGTTTTAGATATCAGCAAGGAAGTGCTACCAAAAACTGTCTACCTAGTCTCAAGCTTTCAAGGCACGGTTAACAGTAAATGGGAAACACAGTCAGAGTTACGCATCACCGACACACTCGCAGCAACTTGGGTAGAAAACGGCGTTACTTATTATTCATCCCCCCTATCAAGCTTGACCAGCACAGCGGACGCGGAAGATCTCCGGTACATCTATAAACCTATTACTTTTTACGATACAGCAACGTTAGAAAAAAAAGGGATCGTCCAACTCAGCAACGCCATCAATTCCGATGATGAAACAACAGCGGCAACGCCGAAAGCTATACGTGATGTAAAAAAAATAGCAGATGAAAAGTGGTCGGCTCAAGATGCGACATTAGAACAAAAAGGAATAGTCCAACTCAGCAACGCCATAGATTCTGATGACGAAACAACAGCGGCAACGCCGAAAGCTATACGTGATGTAAAAAAAATAGCAGATGAAAAGTGGCCAGCTCAAGATGCGACATTAGAACAAAAAGGAATTGTCCAACTCGAAACAATGATATCGGATGATGAAACAAAGGCGGCAACACCAAGGGCTGTAAACATCGTACTCGAAAAAACCGAAGGAAAATTAAACCAAATAGATGATCAGTTTGTTTTCGGAATGCCGGCACGAAGAGATAAAGATATTAGCTATGGTAAAGAAGTTACATTTACCAGTGAAGATTGGTTAATACCAGCAACCGCCGCGGGAACGTTCTTAGGAGGAACAGCAACGTTTATAAGAGTAGGCACTTATAAATGTTTAGGGGCTTCGAGGCAAACTCTCGGAGACCCTGATCGTGTGTGTTTATGGCAAAGGGTTTTTTAAACAAAGCATATGAATATAATTAGATTTCCACCATCAACACAAAATATTCATGATCAACTCTCTAGTTTTATTGGACAGCTAAAAGCACATGTTAGCAACCAAGCTGAAAAATTGGACGAGTTAGTCATACACACACCATCAGAACTTGCCGAAGACGCGGTCAATCTTTCAGGCATCAATGACCAAATCACAAATTTGCTCTTTACTGGTTACGGGCTAGCGTTTACCCCGTATCAATATCGAATCGGTAATGACGGACTATTAGCCGCCGATACAGCGCTATCCTTTGCCGCCGAAAAATTAACAGACAGTTTAGATCTGGTTAATGGATCATATGGCTTAGCCCTTGTCGTTACCGCATCCGATGAATCAACGTTAGCCAGTCGGTTACAGGCAATCACGAAATTGTTAGCCTTTCCTGAATGGCTAGCTGCCGCCGACCATGCAACAAAACACGCAGTATTAGCCATTGAAAAATTACAGATACCAGGCGAACGCCTTAATCCGTATTGGCATGCAGACGACTATGCATTACAACAACCGCTGGCTAGCACCCAAGTACAACTCTGTGCCGAGAACGCCACCATTGAAGCTATAGCAGAAAGTAACATCAGCCCCACAGACCGGTTAAAACAATTGGCTACTCAACAAAACACCCGATTAACGCAACTATTGGCCGATATGACGCAACTCATTGCCTTATTTAGTGGATCTTGCAGTGCTATCAAGTTAACTGGCACACCCAACCAAATGGCTAAGACACTAAAAGAATCCAGTATCAGTAGCGAACCTTATAGCGTGCTTTTCCTGTTAGTCAGCAGCACTAAGCCCACCTTTTTTTATGAAATGGTAAACGTATGACATTACGACTCAATAACGAAGAAATATTGGGCAAAGAATTTAATGTCAATATTAAGCTACCCTTTACCGATTCTGACATGTCAGGCCAAAGCAGCAGTACAGACAGCGCCGAACAAGGCACCAAGGCCAAAGAATTAACAGTTTCTTATGTTGTGCCTTTTGACGATTCCGATTATTTAACACGCATCGCGGGCCTTGCCGAAGCCGTAGACGAAAAAACGGGGCGCCGCACCACTTACCGCATTGGCCATGATGCAGCCGAAGCCATCGGATTCTACCAGGCCAAGTTTTCTGGTGAATTAAACATACAGGAAATGACCGATATTCAAGGCTGGACAGTCACCTTTACTATGAAAGAAAAATTATCTGTACCCGAGCGCAAAGGCCAGCGCGTTAGCCTGTCCCCAGCCCAACAACAAACACGAGGTGGCGATACTGAAACAGGAACAACCACACCCGATAACGACGCTCTCCCCCCTAGCACAAGCCTGACTGACACCGAGCGATTTTTTAAAAATATCGATGAGTCACTGGGCGAGTACATGAACATGCCGACAGAAGGAGCGGCAAACAATGAAGTTTAACGAGCGTTTATATCTTGGTAGTAAGCAAGTTGAGCCGATTAGCTGGAACGGCTTGTTAAGTTACCGTAATCCAGGCACCGCACAAGTTGTGACCAACGAAAAGCCGACAATGCAAGAAATCATAGCCTACGAATTTGGGTATGATAACCGGCTAACACGTTGGTTTACGGGTTACGTTGACAGCTACACGCAATTGAATGACGGGAAATATTCACTTTTTTGCCGCGAGTTAACCGGCACGTTTCGCAATCCATTGCCGTTGTTTGATCAACACCTAACGCTAACCGAGTTACTCACAAAAATAGCAGCTAGAACAGCGCTACATTTCATCACATCAGATGAAGATTATACGCGCACCATAGCGCCATATATTTGCAATCACGGCACAGGATACGCGCTGTTAGATAGTTTAGGCGACATCTACAACATAGACCGTTACATGTGGCAACAACAAGGCGACGGGCGGATCTATGTAGGAAGTTGGGATCAGTCCGCCTGGTATAGTCGTAATATCGTTTTACCCTATAACCAAATAGAAACAGCCAGCATGGACTCCGCCATCATTTCAGCGAGTCCACTTTTGCGGCCAGGCGTGCTCATCAATGGTCAACGCATCCGAAACATTCAGCACAGCAAAGACAAAATGGTGATCACATGGATGACAAAATAAGCCGCATCATCAAAAAACACTACCCTGAAATCGCCAATGGCTGGCACGTTCCAATATGGGCCGTCATCACCACGATTAACGAAAATACGCACGAAGGGGATTTAGGGAACAGATACCGCCCACGATACGCGGCTAGCGTGCGTCTTTTAGATAAAAATGGGGATATCGTTGTCACCGCCCCACCCATGCAAAATATAGCCATCGCGGGAAACTTTAACAGCAGCGGCGGTATATTAATGCTACCCGAACCAGGTAACACCGTAGAGCTCTCTTTTGCATTTGGGCATCCTGACAAACCGTATATCAGTAATGTTTTGCCCTGGTCGGTCACACTCCCCGACCACAAGCCTGGCGAGATGACACTGCAGGCGCGTAAAGGCGCACGGATGCACATCGATAACGCCGGTAATATCACGCACGATACAGATAGAAAGCTCACTCAACTGGCGGCAGAGCTTGAACAAATCATAGGCAAAATGACCGTATCAGCCACAGCGCGTACTACAGAGATAAAATCACACGATAAGATAACGGTCGGTGGTAAATATCATTTAGAGGCGTTAGGTGCGCTTTTGCTGCTTACAACAGGTCACGTTGAATTATCCAGCTTAGACAGCATGAACTTTACGACAGCCAGTGACTTAAACGAAAATATTGCTGGCAAACGTCAAAGCATGATCAAGGAATTATTATCACTAGCCGTTAAAGACAAGGGCGAAATACGATTAGACAGCAGTGGATTATCACTGACAGTGAACAAAGGTTATGTGACTATAGGAAGAAATAACGCCGATGTTGTGAAGGTACTTTACGATCTGATAGATACCGTTAGCCAACTAGCAAACGCACTCACCATGCATACTCACCCGCACCCAGAAGGGCCAACTGGTCAACCCATGAACGCAGGTGATATTGCCGGACAAGGCGCACAGGCAGAAGCTCTTGCCAATCAACTTAAACCCATAGTGAGACACGGGTAGATACGCAGTCTGAATAATCCCAAACTGCGTTCTTATTTTATATTTTCATAAGTGGAGTATTCAGCACCGAAGATAAGACGGGAGCTGGTAACGAAATACCCGGCAATAGATATTGAACAAAATTATGAGTAAGACCTAATGAATATAGAGTTTTCTGCCAACAATTTCTATCTATATTATTTAATAACTCACCAAGTAAATGCGGCCTTTCCATAGGAATTTGGTCATCTAAAAGTTCAACTTTACTATATCCTTTTTTATTGAGATATATATAACCCGAACGCATTTGATCGTCATTAATCAAACCTAGAGATTTAGCTCGATATAATAACGCCTTAAAACTCACCTTAAAATAAAGCTTTAACTTATTTAAACTCTGCCAATTTAAGCTTTTAGTACCTTTGATCAGTGGATATTTTCGAACAGCATTAATAAACGTAGTCCTTGGCATCAAAAAAGAGCTAGCAAAAAAGTTTGCTTGCTTTTCAGTTTCTTTACAACCCGTAATAATACCGTCATGCATGACTAAGTGACCTAACTCATGAGCAAGATCAAACCGAAAACGACACGGACTATTTTTCGCACTATTTCGAATGATAATTGGTCGTTTCCTTGACATTGAAAACGCATCTACCTTTTCATCTACACCATCAATCGATGCAACAATAACCCCTGAGTTTTCGATAACTATTGTAATATCATCAATAGGACCATTATTAAGGTTCCAGTAATCACGCATTTTCATTGCGATTTTTTCTATATCATTAATATCGCTTATATTAAAATCTGACACATCAGGTAAATTGAAGTCAGGAAGTTCAAAATAACCTTCAATTTCCTTAATTAATAAATCTAATATCTCTGCTCGAGCCATAACTGTATTAGTTAATGTTTTTGTTCTAGAACGAACAGACCGAAAATGACACTGTTCTTCAATAACAGGAACATTTCTAACTGTATAAAAATACGAGCGATTAACACTAAGTAAATTACACAATAATGGAAGCTGTTCATCTGTTGGCTCTTGCCCTGCTTCCATTTTATGAATATTCTGCCTTGTTACACCAATGGCTTGTCCTAGTTCTTCAAGAGAAAAGCCTTTTGCAATTCTTATTAATCTTAATTTATCCCCTCTGTAAGGGTCTATATTAAATAACTCACTCATCACCATTAGTCTTCTTTTCTATCACTTTAGATACTACCGACTGCCTTGCAACTGTGCTTGCTTCCGGCAAATCATCGTTTACTACATGTAACTCACCTCGAATTACAGTTTGAGATTGCCACATCGCTTTTATTTCATTTGAATATTGGTCATAACCTACAAGTACAACTCTATAGTCATCTTCTAAATCTTCGAGATCACTCCCCATAGTCGCGGGTTCTTGTATGAACAATCGCCATACCAAAGACGCGGCATCATCATCTTCAGACTGCATAAAAAACATCGTCATTTGACACTGTTCTGATGTATTTTGAAAAAATATTTTACTTTTCTTTGGAGCCTTAGGATCATCCCTGAAAACGCGAATAGGAAGACCAAAAACCACAGGAACATAATCCATTGCTCGGCGCGTCAACTTAATCCACGACTTAGATTTATCTTTGTCCAACGAAATAAATAGTTGACGAACTTGTCCAAAAATTGATGTCTCAACAGTGTAATTGTCATGATACGCACCTACATGTGTAGTATTAACTGTATTATCAACAATCTCTAGTATTTTCTGTGATAGTTCATCCAAACACGATTCATCTAACTCAGGGCAGTATTCAAATGGCGTTTTATATTCTTTAGCGATCATAATTTATTTTGTCTTTAGTGAAATGCGTATAGAATATTATTGTGCTTTTTTTGTCATACGTCAACCAAAAAGGTGCTTTAAATGAAAAATGTCAACCAAGCATCAAACCAACCAATTAGACTGCCAACATCTCAACTTACAAGCCACCCAGACCGCAAGCTAACACTCCTACTTTCTCACCTTAAGCAAATGATTTAGATAGCCACACGACAACTCACCTGCAGATGATTTACACATAATCCGCCCTCCCCTAAAATTATCTCTGAAAAAAAATCTTTAAAAAAAACAACTCATCCGCACACACCTCGGGGCTTTTCGTGTTAGGTTTTTGCCATTAAGGAAGTTTGCCAACGCCCTTGCAGGCCCCGCCGTATATAGGGTTATGCGATTATGCGCCAAATTCTTAATGGCACAGATGGCAATTAAGGAGCAATTTGTGCAACGTTTTTTCACAGAAAAAATTACAACTCATTGATATATTGACAATTAAAAATTTTCAGGATTTTTTAAGGCTTAAAAAGCTGTTATTCCAACGACCACAAAAAAGCCTGAAAAATCTTTATATATCAAATGAGTAGAATCAAATTCATCCAATTCCTTAATGGCACTCGTGCCATTAAGGGGCAACAAACAAAAAATCACGTTCATCAAAAAAATGGCATTTTGCTCATTTGAAAAATTAAAAAATCATGTGGTTTTAATTTTTTCCGCTCTAATCTGGCACGCACAACTAAACCGAACATCTAGTAGTTTAAGTATGAACTTCCGTTAACATGAAAATGGACATAAATCAGTTTCGGAAAATTATACATTAGCGCTCTCTCAATAATTAAAAGTATGGCAAAGCCACTCAATAGAGTGCTTGTTTTGGGAGGATAATAGCTTTGTGCTTTACTATAAACCTTTGGCGGAAGAACATTTTCTCTCGTGTAGGTAATCCTTACCGTAACGTTTACCAGCTACGCCACACATACGCTTCGTGGATGTTGAACTACGCGAATGTGGACATCGCCTACCTAGCCCAACAGATGGGCCACAATAACTTTTGATGATCGCCAATGTCTACGGCAAATGGATGAAAAACACGAATATGTCAGAGAATGAAAAAGCTTGGGAGGCTTTGAAAGGCATTAGTTCTAGTGGGTAAAGAAAAGCCTCGCATGTGCGAGGCTTGAATATTCTGTTTTACTATCTCTAACCTTTAGCCGCCAAAGTCTGCGAATAGGTTACAGTGGTTGGTCAGTTGTTGAATAAATGCGTCAACGCTAGTTGAACCGCTTAAATTACGATAATCACCTGCACCACTATTTTCACTTGAAGCGGCCATAACCGAAGCCGCATCATAAATACGTCTAGCCATAAGCTTACGACACAAAATTTCATAGCGTTCTAGATAAGAAACACCAGCAGCTCGCGGATATTTGCCATTTACTGGTTGATAGTTTGCATCCCTGCTATTTTCATCAGCTAAGAACCCCTGCATCACAGGGAAGTAATCCATACTGATTCGAGCAGAACGCCTCGTAGTTTCTGAATCTTCAACTAAAATAAGGTACCCCATAAATGGGCGTACGCTTGGCAAGAATGCATTTTCTTCTATTGCGGTGCTAAGGTCCAATCCACTACCCAGAACTTCTTCTGTACGGTTATTAAAGTTATTACCGATTGATCCTACTTGCGATTTCAACTCAACAGCTGCGACTAAGTAACCGTTGGAAGTTACAACAATATCCCATGACTTATGAGGCCTGAAATACCCAGGTAATTGAGAGGTATTTTTCCCAGTGTGGATTTGGAAATCTTCAAGATTCGAAGACTCAACAACTCGACTGATTAGAGCAATAAATCCATCTAGCGTTTTTCCACCTAATACACCAGTGCCACCATCTCTTACTGTCCAGAAGTTTCTAACAGCACTTTTTACTAATTCGTTCATTTATTAACCTAGCAACTGTCTTTCTTGTTTATTTAAATTATATAGTTTGGATGTTAAGAGAATTGATTTCTCAATATCATTATTTATAGCTACCTCTGAGAGAGCAGTAGCTAAATCAGAATCAACGTCTTCCCACCGTGGTAAGCAAATTCGTCTTAAATGTTGAGCTTGAAACCTCAAATTGCCCCCAGCTACTTTCGTTGAGTAGTTCTCAACGAAAAGCTGTCCGATGCCCGATATTAGAACACCTTGTAAAGCTCTCAAATCCCAATTAGATGAGCAGATATAGTAAATGGAGTTATTTGGGTGATACTGACCAGAATCATATACAGTAGTCAACTTAGACTTGATATCAGGTATCAATAGTTTCTCTTGGGCCGCACGTTCTGGGTAAACCCGATCAATTGTCTTAAACCAGTGGTGTGGCGATTTCTTAGCAACATGCCGTTTTTGTAAAACTTCTTGATGCTGAGTTAAGTATTCTTCGAGCATTGGAAAGTCTGTCAGTTCGACTACACCATTTTCGTCATAAGTGTTCACGATGAACTTACCCGAAGGCACCAATGTGCCTGTACGAATCTCAGTTGCAGTAACCAAAGGTACTTTACGGCTAGGCTCTAGTACCGCATCATCACTAACTATATATACTTTATTATTTCCTGTTGCAGCCCCGATGTAGACCTTGCAACCGACATCTTCCATTTTAGGGAAGTCTTTCTCTAACCTTTTAATTAGATTTAGCTCGTCTGCACACCCAAACAACCAAGGCTTCTCATCATCGATAATGTCTTTTCTCTCAGTTAGTTTATTTGAGCACTTTTCTTGCCCTGTGAGCATTAAATAAACTGAATCTGAAAGCTCGAAATCTATCTCTGGGTTATGCAGTATTTTTGTTGAGCTATGCTTCTGCCTTGATATCTGCGTAATCGCTGGGTACGTTAACACATCGGATTGAAATGCTGATTGACCATAAAGGTCTACGTAAAGGTCAAGTTGATAGCTAGCTGATATAAACCCCCGTAATGACGAACCGTAACTGTTCTTAGTCCATCTATCCGTACAAATAAAAGACAAGACCCCTTTTGCCTCGAGTAGCTCTAAACATTTCTGATAAAACGCAATGTATAGATCTGCACGTTCTTTCATTGTGTGGTAGCGAGAGCGATACGCTGAAAGTAAAGATGGTGGGATGTTCTCGATCCTAACGTATGGCGGGTTACCAATTGCATGACTGAAGTACGTAGAGAAGTCAGTTAACAAGAAGTCGCCGTGATAGAACCAGCTTTCAACAATTGAGTCAGCCTCTTCAGCCGTTAGGGCTTGCATTAACACTTCACTGGTTTTCTGCTTAGCAATTGCAATATTTTCAGCTGAAATATCGAAGGCCTGAACAAGGCCTTTAATAAAGTCTACAGAATAGTGTTCTTGGTTATCTGTTACATTTGCAACCAAAAGCTTAGCAATTGCGATAACAAATTCACCTTGCCCACATGATGGCTCTAGTATACGAGCGCTCTTCGAGTTAATGGCATTGGTAATACCAGAGGTTTTTAGCATAAAGTTAACAATTTTGGGGTTTGTAAAAACCTCGCCTTTTTCTTGATCTGAGGCCCCCCATGCTAAGGAATCTAAATGGTTTTCAATCTCTGGAATAGCTAGCTGCATGTTTTGATCGATACTATGAAAAATTGAGTTAAGCGTACCAGAAATTCAGGTTCAGACATACAGTAAAGCTTAATTTCTAGATATACTGAATTTGGATAACTTTAGGTAGGGCAAATGCACATTAACAGGATATGAATGAGTATTTGATCTACCAAATAATGGGCATAAATCTCTTATAAAATTTAAGCCTCAACCTGCTGACTAAAGACAAGGGGAGTAACTAACTTAGCCTCATCAGCATAGCGATTCCTTGTATCCCATAGATCCACAGCATGTTGAATGTTCAACCAGAACTCTGGAGTATTACCCAATGCAGCCGCTAATTTAATCGCAAGTGGAGCCGTCAGAACCCCACCATTAATCAAGTGGCTTACGGTATTTCTATGAACACCCATTGCTTCAGCTAAAGTCTTAGACGTAATTCCCACAGGGTCTAAAAATTCAAGCTTTAACATTTCACCAACGGTTACTGGACGACGTTTTGTCTTACGCATTATACGCTCCTTAATACTTATGAGGGTCTAGGTATGTATTCATAGCTACACCATCAACCCACTGAAATATCAAACGATATTGTTTATTAACTCTAATTGAACACCAATCGTTCAGATTTCCTGATAAATGTTCAAATCGATTACCAGGTGGCACACGTAAGTCCGACTCATCTTTCGCGGCATCCAATAGTTCCAACTTTCGGTACAGTGCACTATCAATAGTACTTGGTATCAACCGATGGCGAACATCATCCTCATAAAAGGATTCCAACCACTTATCTTTAAATTCTACTGACATACCCACCTTAACATTGCACATACGTTGCATGTTCATTGTGCATACTAACGATAATAGCGCACAGTGTGACTGTGCACAAGATGTATGAAATGTTTAAACATGTTCTTTGATATAATTCTTACAGCGTACCCTTCACTCTTCCCGAACAGAAAAGTCAATACCACCTCAAATCTCGCTTTATCTTTATTTACTGCCCTAGCCATCGCGTAGCGATAAAGCTACCCCATAACAATCATCGTGTACCTTACTTTCCTGTCGCATGACAAAAAACACTAACAGCGCGTTCTCATAACCTCCTAGCCGCTCATATGGTAGCGATAACCACCACACCTATAGATTACCTCGACGGGGCCCGTTTAATTGCCCTGTGATGCTAACAAGGCAGATATACTTAAATCAATTCAATGGGAACTACCTTGCTCTATTCTTGAGGCCTATCTAAATAAAGTTATTTAATAACTTTATGGATTTGAGGCACGAAAAAACACCTAAAAGATCTAAGACTAAAAACTACCCCCGCTTCTTACTTCCAATCCTTACTTCCATTTCAAACCCATAGCACACAGGGTTATCCACAACGCCCACCTTTGCGCCCAAAAAGGATCGCAAAGGATCATATTTTCGAACCCTCTAGAGAGGGGCGTATTGAAATGTCTATTAATCGCCAGACAACAATCATTAAAACCTATCAATGTTTTATACAGACGTACGAAAGCCTCCGCGGGAGCGGATTATTCAAAAATTAGAGGGTTATTTAAGCGCTGCTGAAAATGCCAGCTTGGTATTGCGCTGGGACGTCATCATGTGCCACAGGCTCGCTGTGGGCTTGCTTGGCGTATTTTCGGGCCTTATTAAATATCTTGTACCCATACCAAATACAAGAACGCCCTTGGTCAATACGAGAAGCAACACACTTTGCGCGTGACTCTCGAATATCTTTCTTATGCTCAAGGTTAAGATCACTAAAAAATAGCTTGGTGAACTCTTTTAGGGAAGCGATAGAGCGGATTAATGGAGACTCATCCGTTTCCTCAATGGTTAGTGCAGATTTTGAGACGATATAGCCTGCATTCACAAGCTGTTTGATAGCGCGATACCAACGACCTTCGGTGATAGACTCACCAAACATCTCCTTATAGCGCTTCATTAAATTGATATGTGTAATGCCATGCATCGCATCAACATTACATATACCAACTTGGTTATTTTCCGCATCCATTGCAGCCAACATAACGCGGATCACACGCACCAGCGTAATCCGCTGGCGTTTCTGTAGCGGCTTAATATTGCTATTGACCATCCACAGGCGCTTAAACATATGTGGCGCATTGACAAACTTGTCGAACGCAGCCGAATAACGTTTAGCGTAATGGGTTAACTTAGCCATTTTCACTAACTGGGATCACATGAAGTAACGATTAACGATCCCGAAAAGAAACAGATAGATTCCTGCCGCTCGATTGCACTGTGTATTTCAGCGAGTTCTGTTAATGGTAAGTGTGAGTACGTTTTAGACTTTATGTAGTTAGCGACAGTCTCTTTCGGGAGCGCGACAATTTCACGGCCGTTATGAAAGAAACGGGCACCGTCGGTTATTTGGATATTGATATTCATCATCTCACTTCCCTTTCTGAACATCTCCTTAGAAAGTCACGATAGCGGGCTCTATATTCGGCAAACCGAGCATCGCCGCATTGTTTTTGAATGGCGATGAGATGAAAAATATAGTCCCCAGTAAATCGCTCCATCGTCCTTTCGAAATACGCAAAGTCCGCCGCCCGAAGATAAGAATGATCCAGAAAATCTGGATTAACAAAAGCAGTTAAACCAACCACCCAATCATAAGCGGGCTGACCTTCTGGCTTCTGCCTCATTAACTGCCATGCAAGCTTCCAGCCCTGCTTAGGTGTTAGAGGGCCTTCTGGGGTGGGCATTTTAATATCAATCTCAATTTTCATTAGAACGGTAACCCCTCGAAATACACCAACTTTCTAAAATCACTTTTTACAACTAAGCAATCGCACTGTTCACGCGAATCAAGTGCTTTCTTTGCATAACAAAAGATGCGGCTAATAAGCTCTGAATTACCCTCGCTCTCTGCAAAGTGCTGCTCGACACGCTTGATATCGGCCAGCAATGGGTAGCCATACTTATCTGACTCAAACCGCCTTGCTATTCGATACATTTCTTTGAACAATTTCTTAGTTGTAAATTGTTTTTCCACATTCAACTCCGGTAAAAAATAGCCTCATCCTGAGGCCCAAAGACTGTGTCCTCACAGCCCTCCGTAACGGGGAGAATTCGACTCATTAACGTAGGTAGTGCACGTTTGCCGTATTCGGTGTTCATTTTTAGCCTTAAAGCTGTATTCCATTTCAATATAAGGAGTGCCACTTCCCTGTGGCCATGCAGACTATTGTTATCCCCGTAACGTGGGGAACCGACTCGGTGCGCGGCTAGTACGCGTCTGTTTGATTAGGATTTCTACCAACCAACCCAACAAAAGAGGTAAAAATACCGCCCTACGTGGCAATTGAATAACAAGTACACCCGCTATTCGATTGCCTAGTCAGGGATTAAACTGGCGTAGGTGAATTGCCATATAGCTCAAGTGATTGTGCTTCCATTTGAAATTTACGCGCTAACTCCCCATCCCCCATGTCATGCGCAATGTCAGCCAATGCATTCAACTGATTAGCAACACGCTCATTAAGACGCGAAATACAAAAAGCAGCTGTGTTTTCTGGCGTCTGATTTTCAGCATGACAAGCCACTGTGAATTGGTAATGGTTCACCACGCCGTTATAGATCTCGCTAATTGATGAAATGATCATCACTTAAACCCCTCGAAACGATCTTTCCAGCTAAGCCACTCTTCATCCGCATTTTCAACTTGCTCAACCGCATGTGCATGTAATGCATGCATATTTATAAACCAAGTTCGCTGTCCGTTACGGCGAGGCTTTGTCGGTAATTCACCGCGCTGGCACATCTTTTTTACTGCCCCTTCGGTCATGCCAAAAAGATCTGCTACACCCCTTGCGGTCATGTATGACGGCGGGACAGTTAGTTGACTTTCCATCTTGTGGTATCCTCTAAGGTTGTGTGTCTGGACGTGTCTGAATATGTACAGGTCACACTTAGCATCTGATTTAACCATATAATATGTGGGATACCCATAGAATGTCAATAAACACAGCTGAAAAGTTAATAGTAATGCGTGAAAGTGAGCGCATTACACGCAAAGTGATGAGCGAACTCACTGGAATTCCTTATGGATCATTAACAGACTACGAACTAGGGAGAGGGAATATGGGGCTAAAAGCCGCACAAAAAATCTTAGGCCACAACAGATTCAAAAAGTACACTATGTGGTTCTTGTTTGATGAAACAGACCCTGCCGCTGGACAAATTAGCCCGGCTCTCGCACACATTGGGCGAGACGGAACAATATCACCCCCATCAGACGAGAAAACTGGCTAACCATATGGCTAAAATCATGTTTATTTAATCGAGCAACTAATGATGACTTATTCGAGGAGGTTGAATATGTCAATTAAGAAGCTCGATAACGGTCAATACCAGGTGGATGTTAGGCCTGCTGGTATGAAAGGAAAACGATATCGCAAGAAGTTTGATCGTAAAACCGAAGCGACAACTTATGAGAAATTTGTTATTACAAATTTCCACGATAAAGATTGGTGCGAGAAACCAAGCGATAAAAGATCACTATCCGATCTTATAGAGCTCTGGTTCCGGCTTTATGGTCAAAGTCTGAAAACGGGAATAAGAGAACGAAAAAGACTTTTGCGAATAAATAAGCTTATGGGAAACCCTCGCGCTTATCAGATAGCAAAACCGTTCTTTATTCGCTTTAGAGCATCCCGTATAGAAAAGGGCATACAAGCATCAACATTTAATCGAGATCATAACAGTCTCAGCAGTGTTTTTACTGCGCTAATTGATGCGGGAGAATACCTTCACGAGCACCCTTTAGTAGGCATCGCTAAACTTAGAGAGAAACCATCAGAGATGAGCTTTTTATCTGACAGCGAGATACAGCAACTACTTGATGCTTTACAGGGAGACTCGGCAATAATTGCAAAATTATGTTTATGTACAGGAGCGCGATGGAGCGAGGCAAATGACTTGCGAGGTGAACAGGTAGCTAATGGACGGGTGACATTTTTAGATACAAAGAATAATAAAAATAGAACCATTCCAATTGGGGATAAGTTAAATATACAACTTAAAGAAAAAGGATCTGGACGTCTCTTTAAAAGCTCTTATGCTGACTTTTATAGTGCACTAAAAAATCTTGACTTTAACCTTCCCAAAGGACAGGCAAGCCATGTTTTAAGGCATACTTTTGCAAGTCATTTTATGATGAACGGCGGAAATATTTTAACACTACAGAAAATATTAGGGCACAGCGATATTAAACATACATTGCTATATGCCCATTTTTCGCCGGATTATTTGGTTGATGCCATCAAGTATAATCCATTAGGTGAATGA